TTAAAATTTCTTTTGATTTGTTGGTAAAATTTTGCCTCTGGGCCCATATGTTTTTCAAGGTAACCACCGCGCTTAAATTTGTAGTTTTGGTGGTAAAGATATCCTACTAGTTTTTTCTGTTTTAAGAACTAAACGATGAGCGCTGTGTCCCTTGTGACCTATTATAGGTGTTGAGTGTTCTTGTACTTCCATTCTAACTATCTTGTGTATGTAACCGTTTATTTCTACATAGATAACAGCATTTGATAATGCATTACCTTGCCGACTACCATCTTTTCTACCTTCTGTAAATTTAGATAAAAACTGTTGTAAGTCTTGGACTCTCATTTTTTTATCTGCATTTCTAATAGTTGAATTTCTTCCCTAAGTCTAGAAATTTCTGCTTGAAAGTTTTCATTCTGTGTATGCAAATCTCTAATCGTACCAGACATGTTAATTACAATTTGTTTTGTACTCTCTAATTGATTTTTTGTTTTAATGTATTCAGATTCTCTGTCTTGATATTTTTTTAAGTCAGCTCTGTATTGATCTGTAAGAGCTGTAACATCATAACTAACTTCGTTCTCATGTGTCATGTCTTCTCCGTGTTCTTTCTCGTATTTGTATGTTTGCTTGTCTTTCATAGTATTGACTTTATAGGACACTTACCTTAAAAAGTCAACATGGGAGTGCCAAAGAGATTAACAGAAATGCAGAAGAGGTTTTGCCAATACCTTGTATTTGGAGGACCTGAAGGACCAGTCAACAAGAAAGAAGCAGCCGAGTTAGCTGGCTATTCTCCAAAAAGATGTATGGAAGAAGGGTCTGAACTAACTAATCCTAGACTGTCACCATTAGTTGTAAAATACAAAGACCAATTAGAACAAGAAAGAGATTTAAAATTTGGTGTGACTTACGAGAATCACATTGCAGAACTAGCAAGAATTAAGAATCTCGCTTTGAAAAAGAATTCGTTCTCTGCTGCCGTAAACGCTGAAACAAATCGAGGAAAGGCAGGAGGACTATACATAGACAGAAAAATAATAAAACATGGTAAATTAGAAGACATGACAGAAGAACAATTAGAAATGAAAATGGCACAAATCGAAGAGGATTACGCTGCTCTTTTGAAAGACGACGCTGAAGTTGTTGAGGCAATTGAAATTAATGAATCCGAGTTATCTTCTTCACACAAGAAGTTGGAAAAACCGATCGCTCAGAAAAGTGAATAGAACCATCAGATTCTACATCATATCCAGCAAAAATTCTTACAGTCTCATCGTCTTTACTAAACAACCAACCTTCACTAACAGGTGTAGCTAATTTCATATCTTTGAATTCTTTCTCGGAACCCCAGCCGCCCTCAGTGATGATATCAATCCAGTCTATTCGCACTCGCTTGTATGGAAACGGCACATCTTGTTTGACTGTCTTCGGTTTAGTGTAGCTGTTAATTCTTCTAGATTTTCTCTTGGATTTCATATCTGTATATGTATGTGAAAAGTTTTAGAAAAACAATAGAAATGAAATGCCTCGCGTGCTGGCAATCCTAAATATTGCCATAGGTAGACAAAATAATCTGTCACCTTAGACATAAAATGTCTACCTGAGTGTCTACCCTAAAGCTAGTAATACCAATGCTTTTAGACCAAAGTGACAGAATGACATTATTTCTAGAGTAGTTTTTATTTTTTTTTTTATTTTTTTTACCATACATATACACTGTCTATAATGGCTGTTTATCTGCCTCTTTTTCGCCATAATGTAGCTCCATTACTGCCATCTTTTCTTCAGCTTGAGCGATTTTTTCTAACAGTTTATCTATTTCACCAGTAATATCTGGGTGTTCTGGTATAATTAACTCTTGTTCGCTATATAATTTTATTTTATATTTTGCGTCTTCTATTTCTGCATTGTATCTGTAGTTTAGAACCTTTCTAAGTTTATCATTCATCGTTCCATTCCTCCATTTCTTCGTTACCATTTTCGTCTCTGTATATAATCCATGACTTTGTGCCATCAAAATAGTATCCTGATATCTCACGCTCCATTAAAAAAATCCTCCGGGTTCATATTTACTTTTGCTTTCTCTTTTTCATCAAAGATTAGGTCATGATAACTGTCCAATCTTTTCAAAAACTTATGTTTCCAGCCCCTTAATTGAGCTCCTTGTGTTTTGAATTCTTGATAATATAGGTCAGGCGTGCATACCATGATAACTCCTTGTTCAATCCTGCTGCCATAGACGTAGTCGTGTGCAAGTGCGTACGCCGCGATCTGCATATAATAATCTTCAATCCATTCTTCCTTCTTTGGACGATTGGCCTGCTTGAAGTCAACAATAGTTTCCATGCCGTTGTGTAAGCAGACAAGGTCTGTGCTGCCTGCGTATAGGCCTGGGTAATGTAGCATAACTTCCGACCCATAGTATTCTTCCACTGGCGTAAGACCCACCTCAATAATTTTGTCGGCCATGGGACGCGCCTCTTGTCCGATTGCTGTAAGATCAACGCAACCAGTTCCGAGGATATAGTGCTCCAAGAATTTGTGCATACATGTCCCCCGATTACTAGAATGATTTTTGATTCGTTCTGCTTCTTTTTCACCTTTTTTAGCTATCCAGTCTTTTAAAAATGTTTTATCTTTGGTGGCGCTTAATATCGTAGTCACACTAGGAAGTCTAGAATTATCTATGTCATAAACCCTGGTCCCTGTTCCGGGGTCCGTGAGCTGTTTTCCTTGTATATAGCTGTATTTCTTACTTTTTTTAATCATAGTTTATTTTTAATTTCCTCTAAATATTCTTCGTTTTCTTTTTCGATATCGTCTTCAGTTTTTTTACCAAAGATCTCTTCAAAGTTTTTACGATACAAATCGTTTACGACTCTAGATTTACCATCCCACTTTCTACCTTTTTCTTTTTTAGATTTCATAGGGTCCTTTCTTATTAGTATACTTACCACGGTTCGTTGGTTTGTATTTCATTTTATTATACGTAGACTCTTTAATAAAACCACCATACTCACGTCCAGATCTAGACTTACCATAACTCGCAACGGTCGTTAATCCGAAGTTAGGTTTAGTCTTCATCTTTTTTAGTATCTTGGCTATCTTTTTGTCTTCGTCCGTTTCCATGACTAAGTTTCTCCTTAATTATTTGTTCAACTATATTATCATACTTATCAAAGTTTATTAAACTATTGACGTAATGTTGTTTTATAGTTTTAAATTTTTTTATCATTCTAAGTCATCAAATCTGTTTTTACGTTTAGTGGTCTTACGTCTTAGTATCTTAACATGTTCTCTCCAGGCCCATGCATTGAGTTGACCTGCGTACTTCATAATAAAATGTAGTGTATTATAAATATATTTATCGAACATTTTTTTTAACCTCTTTATATTCTTCTAAACTTATCACATTATTATCTAACGCTTGACTAGCATAATGACTTATGACTTGTTGTATTTTTTCTAACTTCGTATGTGACCAAGGCCAGATTAAACAACAGACATAGTATGCATCTCTGAATGTACAACGCCATCGGTATTGCATCAAGTATTTAGTTCCATCAACTCTTCTACCTTTTCGTGGTTTTTTAGTCAGTGTACCAACACCCAATACTTTGTGGACCCATATCAACACAGACTGGTCAGTCATGGTAATTTCCATAGATAATCGTAAACTATTAGACATACGATAACCTTTACCTTTGTGTTTCTTTTTCTTCTCTGGTCCGCGTTTCATGTGTATTGAACCCTCACCATCAAAGAGCCCGGCTATGTATGCTTTGTCTGTATCAGGAATCATTTTTTATCCTGTGTTAGTATCCATTTTAAACTTGAAGTTATTGGATCAAACCCATCAAACTTACTAGTGCAGGCTGTCAGAAGTACCATCATCAATCCAACCCATATCAGTTGTCTCATAGAACTCACCCTCCGAATCACAATCCCAACATTGATGTATTGTGTCTTTACCCTCTGTTGCTACTTTTAAATAACCGTTGCCCTTACACGTCGGGCAAATAGTTACTGTTACTTTAGCTTTTTTTAATTTTGCCATTTAATTTCTTCGCTTTCTCATTTGCAATTGATTCAATGGTTTTACTTATAGATAATGTTGCATCGGGCAATAATACCTTCGACAACTGTATCAATGTCTTGTATGTTTCATGTGTAAGTGAAACATTTCTATATTTAGTTATATCGGTCATGTGACCTTCCTTTCATTTAATTATGAGCATAATATAGGATATTACGGAGATTTGTCAAGTATGAAAATATTATTAAGTTTAATTATTTGCTCACAAGTAGCAGGTACTTGTTTAGAACCATATGAATGGCCGGACAGATTCAATACACAATACGATTGTTTAATGTTTGGTTATGAAGAGTCTCTTAAAAAAATGAAAGAGATAGGTCGTGCAGATGTTAATCAATACAACATGTATGTTAAGTTTTTCTGCACACCAGATAAAACAATTTGATATTGTGGCATAATTGTGGTATGGGGACATACTCACCAACAATAACCTATCCTTGTTTTTCCCTCTTTAGGATAGGTTTATCTACATATACAGCCAATTAAACTACCACTATTATCATTCATGATGTGTAGGTTTAGTGTGTCTACGTACCCGGTTAGTTTTATTCTTAGTATCTCGCACAGGTCCATGCAATCTACTGGTTCCAATAAAGACACATGTTCCATCATCTGCTTTGACAACGGAATTAATTGATAAAGTCCGTCGTTTAAAATTATTAGCTCCATTATCAATCTTCTTCTGGTAATACTCTTGAGTCAAAGTTCCGTGTTCCATGTGCTATGATCTTTTTTACACCTGGGCCTTGCAAATCTATTTTCGCATATCTTTCCCATGCTTTCTTAATTAGATTTAATTCTAATACAAGATTAGACCATTGTTTTTGTGTTATGTCTTTACTTGTTAATGTTAGTTTTTTTTCTTTCATGCCTAGAGTCTAGGATAATTTAGGATGGTTGTCAACCCTGGCCTTTGTAACGAGTTTGTTTTTGTTGACGTTTCTCGTGTTTGTTTTTATTTTTTTTATGTTGACGTGCGCCTCTTTTTTTAGGTTTATCTCTCTCTACAAATGCTTTAAATTTTTTAGCCATTACTCAATCCACTCTTTAACAAAAGGTTTAGCATCTTCAGGTGCAGTAATAACAGGTAGATAACTTATTTTACCATTTATATGTTGCTGTAAATCTGCGCCGCAATTCATGCATCTATATAGTTCATTAGTTAAACCAACTAACATAGTAAACTCATCACAAGTTGGGCACTTGCCATTTACTACTTCTGCAGAAACTTTTACCATTACTCTAGTATTAACTTTTTTATAGACAAAGATCCATCAATATTTTGTTCTAACTCAGCCATAGATTTTATGCACTGATACTTAACATGTCCTTCAGGTTTTAGTTGACGTTTAGCGACTCTCTTACCCTTCAAACACTCAGACATAGACTCTTGTATACGAGCTTCCTTAATCTCTCCTTGTACAATCATAAGTAGGGCTACCACTAACTCTGTCATTAATAATTCTTTCCGTTTTCTCTAACTTTATCTTTTAATTCTTCGATGTCAGCTAATGCTTTTTCTAATTGTGAGTTAAGAAATTCTATATTAACTTTGTTTGTCATGTTCATCTCTTGAGTCTTTTCCATCTTCTCGACACTTTTATATAGATCTTCGAGTAAAAAATGTTGCTCCTGATCGACGGGGACTTGTTCACTTTTCTTTAACAAATCATTTTCAAACAGCTCACGTGACGTCTCCAGCGATACCAACCTCGCCGTCAGCTCCGTATATGCGAACACGCCGGCTGCGACGAGTAAAATTAACGATGCTACCGTCTTCATCGGCATCTGCACGGCAGCGGATTCTGATATATTTAAAGGTTTATTACTCATTTATTTTAGGTTTTGGTGGAGGAATTATATATTCTTTTGGATCAACTTTCAATGGCGCTTGCCAAGGAGGTCTTACGAAAAAAGCCAGTAAACAAAACAAAATTATCAACACCGCCGTAAATATGTAGTTCATAATGAGCCCTCATTTCTTTTTTTCCTCAATTTCATAGAAAAAATTATCAGTGTCTTCTGTTTGCCACTGACCTGTATCTTCTACGTTCCATTCACTAGTCTGGACCTTCCAATCAGGAGTGTTGTCCTTAACAGTAAATGAAGGTAAATCCCAAATACATCTGTTATTGGGTTGTGCTGCATAATTACCATCGTTGAGTGCAATTATGTGGGCGCACTTATGCTCGTGCGGTATCTCTGAATGGTCAGAGTTTAGAATATTAGCATCTGGGTGTCCCCAGTCAACAGTAAATAAATATTTACCGTGATGCCATTTTTTATCTTTACCTATGTATTTGCCAGAGACTGATGCTAGAATATCCCAAGAAGTAACAGCAGGATAATAACTAAAAGAATTCCAGAGCTCCAACTCATCAAGTCTACGTTCAGGAACTTTTTCTCTGTCAAAACCTCTTTGTATGAAGGCGCTAATCGGGAGACGATAAAAGACAGCCCCATTTTCCATAAGTGCATGAAATAAGATAGCAC